TCTTTACGTCCTTCAGCGATATTATCGATTACATAGTTAGCTGTACCTGTGCTTGCTCTGCCAGTCATGATCAAAGAAATATCTATCACAGATTTTTCTTTGAATAGATCGTACGCAGTACCAAGATTTCCTAATGTAACTGCGCTTTCTGTAGAAGTATCAATACCGTTAGTGAACGACAAGGTTATAGGAAGTGTCTGAGCCGAAGAAGCGACGCTTATAGCAACAGCAGCTGGAGCGCCAGCGCGGTGATTTGCCCAGTAGATATACTCAGAGTCAGATGTAATTACATCTTTGTAGTAAAGAGTCTGACCATTTTCGCCTTTAGCGTCAGTTGCGCGCGAAACACCTTCAAAAACTTCAAGAACAGTATTTCTTGCACCACTGAATAGACCATCCTCGTCAACCACAACAACGTGTAGTTCGTCGTTCGCAGCAGTATTACCATAAGTGGCAACAAAAGTCGATTGACCTGGAGCTTTGTCTACTTGATTGTAGAATTCCCAGTAACGAGTTAGTGAGTTTGAAGAGTTAGCAACAGCGTTGGCAGAACCAGTAAACTTGCTATCAAAAGTAATTACAGCTTGTGCACTGAATACGATGGTATTACCAGTTTCAACAGCAGCGCCAAGCGAAGCAACTTTCATATATTGACCTTGACCATTTACAGCTAGGTAGTCACCAACTCTAATTTTACCGATAATGCTAGTAGCAGAAGTATTAGCTGCAGTATTTGATACGGCAGAAACTACTCTTAGATTTGCAGATAGGCTATTTGGAACAAGTGTTAATGTAGCTTCGATTGTTGCTGAACCATCTGTCATGTCTAGAGCATTGCTATAAGCGTTTGCTGAGTCACATACAGAGATTTTTAGCGAGTTACCAAGCGTACCAGCATAGCGCGCATAGTATAGTGCGTTCGCGCCAGCAGAGATACCGTCTTCGTAATCTGCTAAGTTTTTAATTTGAATTGTTGTCTCAGTTGCTGTGTTAGCCTGAGCGTTTCTTGCAGCAGTATCGATCGCACGAGCAACATATAGCGCGTTGCCATACGATAGGAAGTTCGCTGCTGTGAAGAATGTTTCGTAATTGTCTGCGGTTGGCTTACCGAAAATCTTTACAAGAGAGTTTTCAGAACTGACTAACACACGTTCTTCGGCTGGACCCCAGCTAAAGACGCCTGCAAACGCGCCAACAGAAGCGGAAACTGCTGGTACGACGGTGGTCAGGTCAATTTCTCTTACATTGATACCTGGACTGACTTGGAATGCCATCTTGTTTCTCCTTGTTCAAAAATAGAGCCAGAAATATAATAATATTTTGTAATATATTTAGTAAAATACGGTTTTAGAAGAATAGTTCACGGTCGAATGCAGACATATGGACTTCGTCTTCAAAGCCCATTCCATCATCGGAAAAGAATGGTAACATGTCGTCTTCCAACTCTTTTTCTCGCTCTTCCATTAAGTTCTTTCTGACATCGGTTTCTAATAAATCTTTGAAATAATTTTGATTTGTCATCCAAGCAAATAATACCAAACACATAACAAGATCGTCATGTTTACCATACTCGGCTTCGTAAGACGTCCCTTTACTTATAAAAGTAGAGAGTTCACTCAACAAATCGTAGTCGTTAATGACTAGTTTGTTGTTCTCGATCAAAGCCTTCATGTTCAAACAACCAACTCGCTTTGTAGGCTGAGTTGTCTTTAGACCAACTCTTGATTGTTTGTTAAATCCGCCACCCAAAACCTGACCTTTGCGACCAGTTTGCGTGACTCTCAGCACTCCTTCGTTCTCGAAATCTGTAATTAACATCTCGGCTATCTGCTGGCCAATGTCGTTAGTTTCAACTAAAATTGGGCAAAAGTTATAGAACTTATGAGATTCATTAATAAAGTGCGGGAACAACTGTGGTTCTACGTTATTATCTCGATAGACCGCAGCTACTCTATACGGGAACTCAGTTACATCAACGACGACGAACGTAGAATAGTCGCCCCCGACACCACGTGCTACGTCAGCTGTCATTACATAACGGTGTTCTGGATTCGGTAATGAGTAAATCTTAGTCGATCCGTGAGTAGAAATAGGATCTTCATAGGTTAGACGCTGTAAACACTCAGCTGACAATAGCGTGTTACTAGAACCAAGGAACTCTACTTCGTATTCCTGACGGAACTGCTCAGGAGAGGTATTGTTAATTGTTTCTTCTTTCCACTTCTCATCACGACCAGGATACTCAGACCAGTGAACGTCAACCGCTGTATAGCTGTTTCGTTTCTTAATAGCGTCAGTCCACAGCTTGTAATACAGTTCCATACCGTTTGGCGTGGATGTAATGATAATCTTGGTCTGTTTACCAGAGGAAATAACTGGATATGTAGCGGTAAAGAACTTTAGCTGAATGTGTGGTGGAATGTGAGCGAACTCATCGAGGTATAGAACCGAGATGGACTTACCACGAATAGCAGAACTTGATGTAGGCGCACAGATAAACTTGGCGCCATTTTCTAGTGCGAAGCTTCGTTTGTTCCAAGCTACAACACCTTGTTGCATCCACAATGGCAGGTTTTCGTATGCCATTTGAATGCGATCAAGAATTTCCTGAGCCGTATCCATTTTGTTAGCGAGGATAGCGATATAGGATGGGTTGTCAGCAAACAGCCCTTCGTGTAACAATAAACCAGTCGCGGTAGTAGTCTTACCCATCTGGCGACCGCAACGAACAATAGTAAAGCGATTCTGTTTAGCAGCTCGTACGAATCGCTTCTGAAAGTCAAACATCTTAAAGTTAATTACACCCTCGTCAAGAGAGATAATCTTTACATATTTCTCACAGAAGTAGATCGGATCTTCTTTACACTTTAGATATTCTTCGATTTGCCAAGGTTGCCATTCAATTTGCGTACCAGCTGGCTTTAGAAGCGGATTACCATTTACACCACTATGTTCAATCTCAACATCATAATCTTCTTCAAGCACTGCACTCATTCATCTGACTCCAGATTTTTAGCGCGATCTTTTAGAAACTTTTGTAGTTCAGCAGTAGAGCCGACGAACAGATTATTGTTGACTGTTTTAGCGTCGCTATTAGGTGACGCGCCACGAGCTTTATCAATATCTAATTTTTTCTTTCGGGTGTCAAGCAAGTCTTTATTGGTATCAGCTAGTGTTTTAATTAGCGTGGCAACTACTTCGTATGCACGAGGATGCTCGCTGTTCTTAGCCAGCATAATTAGCTCGTCAAGAGCCTTGTTGCCTTTCTTAGCGAGTTCTTGTAGATTTTTGCGCGCAAGCTCAAAGTCCTGCTCAGCGTCGTTTGTTTCTTCGACGACTGCAGGAATCTGTTCTTCTTTTTGTTCTTCGACCACAAGAGGATTCATTTCTAATGCTTTGGTCAAGTTATCCATAATACTGTTCATATTTTATACGTCTTCTATCGTTACGATATAATCCCAGTCATCGGTGACCAAAATGTAGTCTTTGTCAACAGTTAATTGAGAATTAGCTGTACCAGTTCCATTATATGTCGACTGGTAGTTGCTTGCCACCAAACTTGCGCTAAATGCTGACTCAACTCTCATGGATGTATTATTGGCAATCGATGTAACGCGCTTAAATTGATCGGCAGCAGAAGGAGACACGGCAATTACATAATTACCAACTGCCATGGTTGTAGTAAACGAGGTTCCTGAACCTGTAACCAAATTTCCAGAAGAAGAAATCGTTCCAGCCAAGTTTGCTGTTGGCTCTAATCCTGGTTGAATTGTTACTCGTTCTTGAACAGTATTCGAAGAACCGATAGTTGTATCGAAACCGTCGATAAAGAAATTGACATTTGCCAACTTAATTAGTTTCTTAGTCTTTGTTGGACCAAAGAAATAACACTTCATAGTAAAATCTAAAGTCCAGATTAATGCACGACGAGTTTCAAAATCTCCCTCGTACGTGTCGTCTGAAGAAACAGAAAGTAAAACGAGTGGGATATCTAACTTAATATCCATGTCGTCTATTAGCTGAACGGTATTAGTCCATTCTGGAGTAAAGAATGGAAGGATCTGCTCAAGTATTTGAGTACCATCCTCCGCGTTCTTTACCATGATGCTTAGTTGAAAGTTT